ACAACACAAGTACAAATACAATATCTGGTGTAACAAGAGCACAAGGCGGAACAGCAGACGTAGAGCATGCAAACGGTTCTACAGTAACTAATGCCACAGACTTTACAGGTTTTGGAGAAGCGGTGACCGCATCAGCTGTTACACTCGAACCTGGTCTTTGGTCTTTAAATTCTTTTGGTGAAGTTTTAGTAGCTACAATATTAAACGGTAAAACATTCACATGGAACGCTGGTGTTGCTAGTCCAACAAGTAATAGAGCGTCTACAACTACATCTGGATTTGAAACAACAAACAATCCTACCGCAACTAGAACAACTTTAATATCACCAACGACAAGACACTTAATACATTTTGGAACTGAGGTTACTGTTGGAAACACAGGAACTCAAGACGATATGTTTATTAGATTCTCTGCCGATGAAAATATTAACGAGTATACTATTGAAGCAACTAATACAGCTGGTTCACAAAGACTTCAAGACGGAACGCGGATCGTTGGAGCATTAGTTGCAAAAGAAAATATTCTTGTTTGGACAGACAATGCACTTTACACAATGAAGTTTGTAGGTGCACCTTTTACATTTGGTTTTGAACAAGTAGGTACAAACTGTGGATTAATAGGACAGAATGCAGCTGTAGAGATAGATGGTGTAGCATACTGGATGTCTAACAATGGTTTCTTTTCTTTTGATGGTACCGTTAACTCACTACCTTGTTCAGTAGAAGATTTTGTTTATGACAATATTGATACAACAAAAGGCCAACAAATATGTGCAGGTATAAACAATTTGTTTACAGAAGTTCTATGGTGGTACCCATCATCAGGAGCTACGTTTAATGATAGATCTGTAATTTATAATTATGGTGCAAAAGCACCGCCAGGTGAAATGGGTAACTGGTATAATAATACAAACGCTAACTTTAACAGAACAACTTGGATTGACTCTCTTGTTTATCCTAAACCTTACGCAACAGCTTATAATAGTTCAGCTACAGGAACTTTTCCTGTAATCGTAGGTGAAACAGGACTAGGTCAAAGTGTATTTTTTGAACACGAGATAGGAACAGATCAAGTTAATCCTGATGGTAGCACAACAGCTTTACTATCTTTTATACAATCATACAATTTTGCTTTACAAACAGATCAAGGTATTGGAGAATACTTTTTGGCTATGCGTAGATTTTTACCAAACTTCAAAGTATTGACCGGTAATAATCAAGTAACTATATCTGTTTCTGACTATCCATCAGAAGATGTAACAGCTACAACATTAAGTCCTTTTACAATTACATCTGCAACTACAAAAGTAGATACAAGAGCTAGAGGACGATATGCAAATTTAAAAATAGAAAACACAGGAGCAGGTGAGTCTTGGAGATTTGGTACATTCCAAGCTGATCTACAACCAGACGGAAGAAGATAATGGCAAAGATAGTAGTAAGATTACCAGAACCAAAAAAAGAATACACAGAAGATAACCAAAGACAAATTAACAGAGCTTTGGCTTCTGTAGTAGAACAATTAAACTCTACATTTTTAAGACAACAAAAAGAAGACCAAGAACGATTTACTTGGTTAGGATTAGGTTAATGGCAAATATATATTTAAATAAAAAAGCAAGTTTAACAAACACAGATCTAACTACACTTTACACAGTACCATCTAATGCAAGAGCTATTGTTAAATCTATAAATGCAGCAGAAGATGCTGCAGGTTCAGCAGTTGTAAAAGTAACTTTAACTAATGCATCAGGCACAGCTTTTGTAATAGATAACGATGTTAGTTTAACCTCTGGTCAAAAAGAACAAGTGTTAACAGAACCTTTGATCATGGAGGAAAGTGAAATACTAAAGGTACAAGCAACCAGTGGTGCAGTCGATGTTGTTGCATCAGTATTAGAAATCAACAGGGAGGACAGATAATGCCGTTTGTAGAAACAGAAGCTTCTGTAAGGTATGAAATAATAGATGGTAAAAGAGTGCCTGTTATTACACCTAAATCAGAAGTTACATTAACAAACACTGTAACAGGAAAAGAGTACATGTCTGATGCAGAAGCTATGCAGGATGTACAAAATCCTAATAGTTCCACGCAATCTGAGCACATCAGAAGAGATGTAAAAGTAACTGTAGAGTCATTACCTATAGGTACAGCTTCAAATATCAGTGATTGACGAGGACTAAAAAAACAAGTAAAATGTAAGATACTGCATATATCAAGCGTTGCAGCCTTGCATTTCACTACATTAATTAGAGACATATTATGGGATTAATAAAAAAAATATTCAGACCAGTTCGTAAAATAGCAAAGAAAATAATACCTAAAGAAATTAAGCCAGCGTTGCCTTTTTTAGCGGCTTATTTTGGTCCAGCTACTCTTGCTAAAGAAGGTATATTTAGTAACAAAATTCTTACAGATGCTTTACTTGCAGCCGGAACAGCAGCAGCAACAGACGAAGATGCAGATTTATTAAGAACAGCAGCTTTAGCTGCAGCTCCAGAAGCTTTATCACAAGGACTAGGAGCAGTAAGTCAAAAATTTGGTCCAACTCAAGCTGTTGATTTTGCAGACGAATTAACTTTTGCTCAAAAAATAGGTGCAGGCGCACAAAAAGGACAAGCAGCAATTGAAGGAGCAGGTTTATTAAAAACAGTTGGTGCACAAACAGCATTAGATCAATCTGCGAGATTTGCAGAAATTAGACAAAAAGAATTAGATGAGTACAATAGAAATTTAAGAGAACAAGGTGTACTAGATAAAACAAAAAGAAGAACAGCAATATTTAACATATATAAAAATGCTGGTTATGAGGATGATTACGTGAATAGTATGTTAGACAGATATGGGTATGATGAAGGTGGTCTTGTAGAAGCATTAAAGGCAATAAGAGCAAAAATGAAAGCTCCAGAAACTATAGCAAAACAAATGAGTGGTAATTTGAGAAGAAAACCTAAAGATGATGACATAATGATTCCTCCTGAAAAACCTAAAGATCCTAAAGATAAAAATGAAGATGAACCAGTAGAGGTAAGTGTAGTAAAAGAAAAACCTGATTTTGTAGAGGCTATGTTAGCTGCTAAATCTGGAGTTGAACAAGCTTTTGGTATACCATTTGGTGGTGTAGCACCAGCAGAGTTTAAAAGATTTGCTAGAGGTGGTGAAGTAGAAATAGAAGAAGAAACAGAAGATCTAGATATTTTAGATTTTATGAAAGATCAAGGTGTGCCTTTTGGTGAGATGGCATCAGATATAAATAACGAAAGAATTTTAGAACAACTTTACGAAGGGTTTTTAGATATGGGTATGTCTCCAGAGGATGCAGCTAAGGCAGCTAGAGAAACTTTTGATAGAATGAGTAAAAGATCTGGTGAAGGTATTATGCAAATGGCAAAAAGTGACATAGAAGACATGTACGAGCAATATGTTTTTGAAATGGAAGAAATGGGAGTAACACCTATGTCTTTTTCAGAATTTGTAGCTAGAGAAAAAGCTGGTATGAAAGATGGTGGTAAAGTAAGAAGAAGAAAAAAAGGTGAGCCAATGGACGATGATGATAAAAAACCAGGACCATCACTCTTTCCTAAAGTTCCAAAAGGAAATTTTTTTTTAGATAAAATGCCAAAACCTAAAAGAAGAGAGGGTATTTTAGAAGTAGCTAATGGTGGTGAAGTATTAGATCCTCAAAACTTACCATTTCCATTTTTTATGGAAGGGGGCAGACCAACTGGTACTAAACCAGGTTTAGATTATTATGATCAAGATGAGGGTAGTAAAGGTATGATGAGAAAAAGAAAAAAGAAAAAAAGAGAAGAAAAGGCTGATGGTGGTATTTTAAAAGCAGCTAACGGTGGAACTCCAGGAGCTAGATATTCTTTTTTAATAAATAAACAAAAACAAGGTATTTTAAGTCCAGATGAAGAAGAAGAATTATTAATGTTAGAAATGACTTTTGCTGATGAAAGTCAAGGTAAAGCTGATGGTGGTATAATGGAAAAAGATATGAGAGGTGGAGGATTTATACCAGAAGGTTCTAAAGAGAGAGCTGATGATGTGCCAGCAAGATTAAGTAAAAATGAATTTGTAATGACTGCAGATGCGGTTAGAGCAGCAGGTGGAGGAAGTGTTAACAAAGGCGCAAAAAGAATGTATGATATGATGTATAGTCTGGAAGGAAAAATATAATGGCAGAAACAATAACACGACAGCTACGAGAACCATTTGTAGAATCAGCTGGTTTAGGTATTACAGATAGAGGGTTACAACTTCTTAAAACTCCTATTCCTACAGCCACATATACAGGCAGACAGTTTGTACAAGATCAATCAGCTTTAGAACAACAAGCAACAGCAGCCGCAGCAGGCTTAGATAGTTTAGTAGGACCCGACGCATACAAACAATTTATGTCACCATATCAGCAAGAAGTTATTGATACTTCACTTGCAGCTATGGATAGAGAACAACAAAAAGGCATTGCATCTTTAAGACAAAGAGCAGCACAAGCTGGAGCTTTTGGTGGTGGTAGAGAAGCAGCATCACTAGGTGAATATCAAGCAACAGCAGACATAGCTAGAGCAGTAGAAGAAGCTAGATTAAGAGAAGCTGGATTTAACCAAGCTAGACAAGCGGCAGCAGCGGATCTTCAGGCAAGACAAGGTTTAGGACAGTTTCAACAAGCACTAGGTGCACAACAAAGACAAGTAGATCAAGCTAGACTAGCAGCAGATCAAGAAGCAGCTAGAGAAGCGGCCTTTGCAGATTACACACAATTAGGATTAATTGGACCACAATTAGCATCAGTGATTGGTGGATTCCCAGCAGCAACACAAGTTCAATCAACACCTCCGCCAAGTGCTACACAACAATTATTAGGATTAGGTATTGGTGGTGCAGGATTAGCAGGAGCATTAGGGTTTAAACCTTTTGGAAGATAATGAGTAAAATATTAAGAAGACCAATGTTTAGAGGCGGTAAAGTATCTAGTTATGGTACTGGTATTGCATCTGGTTTAGGTAGACCTGGTTATGATAATGGTGGTGAAGTATTAGATTTTTATGAAAGAATAAAAGAACAAATACCTATGCCTGAAGAACAAGGTTTAACAACTGGTGATTACTTAAGAATTGCTAGTGCTGGTTTAGATATATTAGGCAGACCTGCTGAAAGAGGTGGTATTAGTGGAGCACTTGCTTCAGCATCACAACCTCTTGCAAAACTAGGAGTTGATCTTGGACAGTCGATTGACACTAGAAGACAAAAAGCATTACAAAACAGAGAGGATCTAGCTAGAACATTAACAGGTGCACAAACAGAATTTGAAATAGGCAAGATGAAAGCTGATAAAAAAACAGCTACGGAAATTTCTCTAGATGTTATTGATACTTACTACAATGAACAAATAGCAAATGAAAATAAAAAACCAAATCCAGATCAAAATAAAATTAGAGAACTAACAGAAGCAAGAGATTACTCTAGATTAGATGTAGCACAGGGTGGTAACAAAGCTTCTAAATTTAGAATATTAAACCCAGCAACTATTGAAGCTGCACAATATGCGGTGTCTGATGCTTTAGAAAAACAACTAGGTAGAGATCCTACTGCTGAAGAATTACAAGAAGCAGTTGCTCAATATTTATTAAACATAGTAAAAAGTTTTGATCAAGGATTATCAGGTATAAATACCAAAAAAGACGGTGGTAGAGTTAACAAAGCAGAGGGTGGCTTAACGGAGATGGTACAAGAAGATGTTACAACAGAAACCATAACTGAACCTGCAAGACCAATGCCTATGCAAGTAACTTATGATGAATTAAGAGCAAGATTACCAAAAGAGATAGGCGATGATATTGTAAATTTATTAGCTAACAGTTATGAGGCCCTTGCTGATTTTGCCTCAATAGCAACACAAGCAGATGTAGATAATTTTAATAGCAAGTACGGAGTTGAATTAGTATTACCACAGGAGGCCTAATGGCGATTGACATTTCATTAGAGCAATTCACACAAGCTGTTAAAGAGAATGACGAAAGAAATAATGTTCTTGAAACAAATTCTGGCGACAAAGTAAAAGTTGTAAGACCTAAAACACAAGGCGATGCCATTCTAGATTTATTTAGAAGAGATCTAAATCTTTTAGGTTTCTCCTTGGCCTTTGACTTTGTTAATAAACAAAGAAAAGATAAAGGTCTTAAACCTCTAACAGAAGATGATTTAGACGAAGATGAAACAACGGCAGGAAGAGAAATTCAAAGCGCTGTTGTAGGCGCTACTACTAACATCGGAGAGGGTCTTGCTAATTTATTAACCATACCTGTTGATTATGCTTTTGATACTAACTTTACACAAAATCTAAGTAAAGTAACTAGAGACTTTGTAGAAAATCATGGTAGTCCTAAAACTCTTACAGGTGACATTGCAAGATTAGGTATACAATATGGTGTACCAAGCACAATAACTTTAAAACTTGTAAATCAAATACCTAAACTAGGTAATCTTCGTAAAACATATGCAGGATTTAGAAAAACTTTATCTAGCATAGAAAATAAATTTTTAAGAAGATCCTT